CAGTTTTATTACTCAGTTTAACTGTGCCCCTCTGACGAGCTGTGCAGTATACAACTCTTACGTTCTTTTTCGTAAGTTTTCTTCTCTTCTTCCACATCGGTCGGTTTAGTAATTTACGATTTAACCTTAAAGTTCTCTCTCTTCTTCGTCTTTTGCTTTGTCTTCTCATCGTTCGAAAGATATGTCTGCCATCGTGCCTTTTGTCCCCGTTCAGCTTCTCTTCCATGGTGAAGGCGCTTCGCATGTTCGAAACGTTTTCAACTCTATCTCACGTTCCTGTGCCGGCGTATCTGCACAGAAACGTTTTGCCCTGTTCACGCGCCTTTGCGCTCCCTTCACGTTCAATGTAACCTACGTCTTGACGAAGGATTACATCCTTTGCTTTGTGGCCGTACGCCGCATCTCACCGTCCGCTGGAGTCATGATCGCGGTCCGCCGCGACGCGACTTCACCCGGGGTCATCATTACCCCAATCACGTCCCGTTTACCATCTGAAGGTAAACGTTTTACTGGCAATCGTTACGACACGACGATGTGCTCCCAGCCGTCCGTTGGTTCGCTATCTGTAAGCGAACACACCAAAGTGTCGATTAAATCTTTTGATTTGAAAGCGCAGTTCCATAACCGAAACAAAACAAAAATAATCATCACGAACCGACAACGCACCGATTTCTTTATCACTGACTACTGTCTTGTCAGCGATAAAGTAGGTAAACCTGTGACCGCCGTCACCTCGAGCGGATGTTTGGTCACCTTCTTTTCCACCCCTCTTTCGAGGTCGGTGGAATTAAAGACGAAAGCCTCATGTTCCCCTTTACCGTCATCGCGCTCGTTGAAGAAGAAAAACCATCGGAAACCTAGAACCACTTTCAACGTCAACGCGTTCACTTTTGGTTCGCTACACTTTGTCGACGGTGAACTTCTTAATGGGGAACCGTCGTTTAAAAACGTTCACCGTAGCGGTCGGGAGGCGGCCACGCGTAACGCGAGCAATGCGCGTCACGCTACGAAAACTGCGAGCACCCCTTGCGCCGTCGCTGCGGTTGATAACCTCGGAGCGCACGTCGCAACGCCTGCTACGTCCGGTGCGTGTCGAACGCCTTTGGGATTAGAAGCTTCCCTTGAGAAGGCACCTTCGAAAACTACCGTTCACAGCCGATGTGGTTTTTTGGGTGCGACGGACCACACTATTCGCAATTGTGTTCGTTCGTCGCACCACGCACCTCAGCTTAGTGTTGTTGTGCCGTCACTTACCACAGAGCAATACAAACGCGTGCACTCCGCGAATGGCGTGACTTTTGGACCGTACTTGGGAGCCTGCTACAACTCGCAGCTGCCACCCAAGACAGCCGTAGATGACTTCATTCGTTACCTCTCTAACTACAACCCGCTGCACAACGACTTTTTCACTTGTCTCACAGCTGGTGTCCGTAGGGAGAAGTTCATTGTTCGACGCGTGAGTGGGAGAAGTAGTGTTGCTCTCATTCGACGATGTGATAAACACGTTGTGAGTGTTGTCGTTAACGAGCTCTACTGCAGAGTGTTGCGAATGAGGACAACGAAAACCATTGACTACGGCCTTCTACGCATGTACAAAGCGAGTGAAGGTTTTTGCTATCTCAATCATTTATGGTTTATTTGCTTGACAGGCGGTTTAAACTTCCAAGGATTTTCGAAGACCTTCAAGCATTTACTTGGAAGGTTACCGCGTGTGTTTAGGTTTGTAAACCTACTCGCTTCTTTTTTCTCTTCGGGTGCGACTCATATCGCGGTCGCTGGTAAATTTGTGTCGCGAGGTGTTTTCCACGTCGACAACTTTTTCGAAAAATTTTTCTCACTGCGCAACATGGGCTCTAGTCTGATAGGTGGAGGAGACGAGAAAGAACAAAAGAAGTTTTTGGACTCCTATGAGAAAGATCAATTAATTAACCAGATAGTTCAAACCTCGAGAGGCAGTAAAGACTCAATAGTTCTGAAGAACGTTGAAATGGATTTGTCCAATCACGCTGATGCTATGAGGCGAATAATGCGCGAGAAACCCAGCTTGAGGGTTCCATTTCAGTTAAATGAAACACAGCAAGCGATGGTCAGTCGCGCCTATCCAAATTACGATCTGATTTTCACGAACACGAGTTTCCCCGACCACCCGATGGCCGCTGCTTCACGGTTAATGGAAAACATAACACTTTCGGATTTCTGCGAGAATGACTACGCAGACGTCGGCGGATGCCCCAAATTTCATTACGAACAGACGCCAACACACCGCGTACATGTTTGCAGGCCCGTTCTCGATAGCAAAGATGCTCAACGTCGCGTGTTACGTAACTTTGAGCTGGAGAAGGACAGTTTGAAAAGAAACGTAGATGTCGGGGATTTAACCTCTTTGAAGAACAACCTTACATCCTGTAGTAAAGTTGTCGGTGCGTGTCACCACAAAGTGCGTTCTATGATGTTGGTTCAAGTCTATGATGTTGATCTTTACGAACTATGTAATGCGATGGTCACTAACGAAGCAAAAGTTGCCTATCTCACTATGATCACACCCGGAGAAATTTTAGACATGCGCGAAGCGTTTCGTTGCGATATTATTAATTGTGACATCGAACTGGATAGTCACAAAAATATTTTAACTTACAAATTCGGTAGCAGTTGCTACACGCATTCTTTATCGACTGTGCGCAAGTATATGACGTCTCCCGTGGTTGTTATCGGGCAGTACCTTTTCTCAATCGAAATGACGGGTGTGAGGTGCCGGTGTGAATTACTACGTGATAACCGAAGTCCCGAGGTAGCGCCGATGATACGAACCGATAAAGTTATACGTTTCAGAAGGTGTTGCCAAGATATTACCAAAATCACTCTACCACGTTTCTGTAAGAAGACGAGAAGGTGTTTACCAGGTGTAGAAACGATTTATGTTGATAGTAAATTTGTTAATCGTGTCCACGAATACATCGTTGGTAACTGTAATACCATTAATTCAAAAACTTTCGAGTGGGCTTGGAATTTCGTGAAATCCAGTAAATCTCGTGTCGTTATAAGCGGAAAAATCATACATCGCGATGTCTCTATTGGTATGGAGCACCTTGAACAATTCGTCGTTGTTATGCTCGCCGCTGGTGTGCGATCACGATCAACGTCGGAACACTTAGCTAAAAATGTCGCTCTTTTTGCGGGCGAATCTTCTTTGTTAGATGTCGCCAAGTTTGCTTTAAAAGAACTTTTGGCTCGCGCTAAACGCAGCGTTCGCGAATACATGAATAAAACTTTGAAAGGTTTCTTTTCGGATGTCTTACTGCTCGAGTTTCTGGATTTAGATGACTCTATATCCGATATGGAAGAATATTCTGAAATTCGCGTCCGCGTCGAAACTAATAAGTTCGGTGAACTAATCGACAACGAAAGCGAAATTCTGGTAGCTAATAAGGTTGAGAGAGATCTCGCTTTGCAGCTATTCAAGGAAGAGGTCGGTAAAATCAAGTACTCGCACCCTAACAAGTCACAACCCGGAGATTCGAAGTTAAGACCCGGGTTAATGGGAGGTAGCCGCGACGATTATTCAAGCATTCGGATGCTTCTGAGTTACATTAAATCTTTCCACTCTTCGTCGAAAGCGATTTTTTCGTGTTTCTGTTCGGCTCTCATAGACAACTTTATAAAGTTTAAGAAAGGTGTATCAAAAACCTTATCAAAGTTGCTCGCTATCCTAAACTCTTTTCTTAAAGCAGTTAAAGTAGACTATGAAACCGTAAACCGCGCGCTTGAGAGTTTGACTCATTGTCTCGCTAGCTCCTACAGTATCGCCGACACGGTTAAAGTACTACTGAAAGACTTGTACTCGAATGTGAAACTCACTGTAAAAGATTCACATCTACTTCTGCAAGCGTTTGTGAACGCGTGCATAGCTCATAAAGATTCAGGGAAGTACAAAGCCTTTAAAAACAAACTCTCACGTGGGTATGAGTTTTTATTCAAGTGGTCGAATTTCGATGGTGAGATTGCTGTCGCTTTTGAATTATTTATTGTGGTGTTCAAACGGTGCGCGTATGACTTGTCGTCTTTCGTATCCGGTAGTATATCCGCCAATGTTTTCCTCACACGCATCTTCTCGAGTGTTCTACTCGAAATTAATCTAAACGCTTTTATTGCACATTACGTGGGGGAAGGTGGACAGCCTAAAGAAAGAATTTTTCATCAGAACGTTGTCCGATATTCTTTGCACCTTTGCCACGATGGATTTTCGTTGGATCTCTTCGCCTTATTGAAGTTAGCTAATGTCGTCCCTTCTGTTCTTAGGAGCTTTTTAGCGGAACCTTTTAACGAAGAGTACGACTCATACTTTGGTCGTGTCAAGTTCGGTGTAAAAGGTTTCGAAGGGATTGTCGCTTTAAAAGAGTTCGCAGCGGACAGCGTTGACGACGCTATTAAAGCTATAGGTGATAGGTTTGAAAAGTTTTTTGTCAACCTTGTGTCGAGATGCGCAGCTCACTTCATCGAAAAGTTTATGGAAGAAACCGATGTGAACAAGGTTACGGCCTGTTACACACGAAAGAAGCAACGCGCAGAAAGCTTGTACGCTAAGTTACGCAAGTGTTTGTCCGACCTATTCTCGCGCGGTGATAACGGTGGCGACGATGGTGGTGACGAATTCCATGACTCGATCTCAAGTTTCGAACCCGGTCTAAGAGGTGGATCGGCGGAGGTGGACTTCGTGATCACTTGCGTAGAGGTTTACGTTATGTACGTAACCTGTTTAACGCAAACTCAGGTGTCATTGGTGATAGAGTTACAACGTTCATTAAAGCGTTCGCCACGTCCTTCCTCGACTACAAAATTTTTACCTTTTTCAGAGGTACTCAATATGAGAAGGTGTGTTTCTACTCTTTTTGAGTTACCACTGACCGCGTTAGTGATCTGCGGGGTTTTCAGTTCCCCAACCACTGCGATGGTTGAAACGTTGACACCTTTGTGTTTAGCGAGTTTCGAATATGTAGTAAATTCATTTAGAGCAGAAGGTAGTGTTGGAAGTGACGACAGCGATCTGGATATAAACGAAGACTTCTGTTTGGATGCCGAGGAGTGCTCGGATTCTGATATCGGTGATCTGAGTATGACTCCGGGGTTGCGAGGAGGTGGTAGGACTACGGCGTACGCGCGAGTCGTCAAGCTTCTTTTAGGCATAGCGAAAAAGTGCATCTCTTCGAGCGTTTTCCGAACTTTGGTTGATTTTGTTATGTCATCGCAAGTGTCGGCTATGCTTCGTTCGAAGTCGATGACGGCGATGGGAAAAGCTCTCGTTGTTTTGCTGTGTCTGATTAGACCCCAACTTTTTATCGTAACGATAATCAGGTATTTTTCGTCTAACTTTCCGAAAGGAAAGGGAAAGCCAAAAGACGGTATAGCTCTTTTCTTTTCGAAAACACTAGCGTTAGAAAACTATTTGTACACAAAATCAGACGCTAACGGTAAAACTTTTATAGGTTCCGACCGTCACACACCAACATTTGAGCCGGTTGAATTCACACCAAGAATCGAAAACGGTTTACAGGTTGTGAAACCGTCTGAAAACCTAGAAGCTATGAACGCCAGTCGATTATTGCTTAGGGGAATAATCGACGAAGCCATACGCCGTTCCAATTCTCAAAACCTCACCCATGAGACTCCTCGTGCCGAAGATGTAGACGTACCTAGACTTTCTGCGAAGGCCGAAAGAGAACATGACTCTGAATCATTTAAAGGCCCTCGCATTGAAGAACTAGACGTCCCTAAACGGTCTTCGAAAGACAACCCTGACTCTGAATTACCAAGAGGTGAAGAAGAAGAAGTCGCCCAGTTGCTGTATAACGTTGATGTTCCTTCGACAAGCAACAGCCCGTTACCGCGCAAACTTGAAAGAAGACGCGGTATTTGCAATTTCTTGAACTTGCAAAATTCGTACTGCTCTGTTCCCACACCTTACTTACCAGTTTCGGATAATGCGACCACGCATCGAAAGTGTTGTGAAGCAATCAGGGAGTTTTATTTCTTGCAAGAGATATCCATATTTTCTTTACACACTAAGCTTGCAACCTACTTTCACGAACTGAACTGTTTATCTTTCTCGAGAGCGGCCGCTAAGTGCGATGAAGATGCCGATTTACGACTGTTGTACAACTCACGTTCGTGTAAAGTTTCTAGTGCCAAAGGAAAACTTAGCAAGTTACGTGAATTCGATGATCATGAATTTTGCTTCACGCATGAAGGGCTTGTTCTTAACGATCCTTCTTCGAGAGTTGATAAATTATTTCACGAAAGCACAAAATTCTTAGCTAGTAACAGCTTTTTGCGCAGTTACGAGAATCATAAGAATGCAATGTTCACTAACACGAACGTTGATATAAAGCTGTACGAGGCTCCTCCCGGTGGTGGAAAGACGCACACCTTGATTCAGCTTTACCTGATGTATTCGGCAAAATGTCGAGTTATCGTCGTCACCGCTAATAAGAACTCTCAAGTTGACATATTGAATAAACTCAAGAATTCAACCGATTTACCCACTAGCGTGAAACCGGATTGTGATGTTTTCACTCTGGACTCCTACCTTATGAATCACCTTAACGAGCGTTGCACCGTGCTTATGGTGGATGAGTGTTTCATGGTTCATTCTGGTCAAGTGTTAATGTGCATCAACTCCACGGTTTGTAACGTGGCTGTGCTGTATGGGGATACCAGACAAATACACTACATCGAGAGGTGTGAGTTAATCAAACCTAAGTACTCCGACTTGGAAAACTTCGTACGCCCAGAGTGTAGGACGTACGGGCACGTATCATTCCGATGCCCGTGGGACGTATGTTGTTGGTTGAGCGAGGTGTATTCGAGTAAAATCATGACAGTAAAAGCATCCTCCGTGGGGAAGAGCTCGGTGACTGTCGTACCGACGTCGGCAGTCGAAGACGTACCAATTGATAGCTCGAGTAAATACGTGACCTTTACTCAAAGCGAAAAGCAAGAGCTTCAGAAGCTTGTCGATCGGACGCTGGGCTGCGGGGTGTCGGTCGTTAACACCGTTCACGAAGTACAAGGTGAAACCTTGAAAGAGTCAAGTTGGTTCGTAATAAGTTTCAAGAAGATTCACCCTTTACTGAGTCAAAACCATGTGATTGTTGCTTTGTCGAGACACGTGGAATCGTTGCACTACTATGTCAATAATGCGAGGATTTACGACGACACTTCGCGAGCTATCGGTAGGATGCACGATATAGCTGAGAAATTCGCTACTTTGGCGAAGAACTTCGAAAGTTCGTACATCACAATGGATGTGAAAGGCGTTCACGAGGATAACTCTCGTTGCAAAGCTTTGTCCGCACCATTCGACTCCATCAACGCTTTCCTTGAGGAAGTTGTCGTGGGCAGTACAACCGTGAACCTTGACGATATATCGTCCGACTTGTCATCATCACCGTTCGAGTCCGGCGCTGACGATGTCACTTTAAGAGAATCATCTGTTAACACCTTCGTTTCTGATCATACAGAACAGCGCGCTTAGCGTAATACGCTCTCAGGCGATACCGCCGAGAAGACCTTCTCTTCAAGAGAATATATACTCTTATGAAGCTCGCAATTACAATTTTTTAAAGTGCGACAGGCTCTCATCACCCGAAGTATACGGTAGAGCTATGGCGAGAAATTTGATCGATAGGTGTGTCAACCCTGAGGCTTTTTTAAAAGCCACCGAAAACACCATAGCGTTCTCGAAGATGTCCCTTTTACAATGGTTAAATAAGAGGGAACCGTCTCAAATCAAGTCGTTACAATCCGAGCTTTCACGTCCGCTAGATCTAGATACTGCAATTCACTATTTTAAACTTATGGTTAAACGTGACGCTAAGGTGAAGCTGGACTCCACCAGCTTGGTTAAACACAGCCCCGCGCAGAACATTATGTTTCACGCTAAGCACGTAAATGCCTTGTATTCTCCGTGTTTTGACGAATTTAAAAACCGTTTGATGTCGTGCTTACACTCGAACATCGTTTTCTTCACAGAGATGGATAATAGGCAATTTGCGCGCGTTGTAAGTGGTTTAATCTCCGATTATGATGATGAATACCGCATCGGCGAAATCGATTTTTCGAAGTTTGATAAATCGCAGGATATCTTTGTGAAAGAGTTCGAAAGAGAAATTTATTCTCTTTTTAGTTTTGACGCGGAACTGCTTGATTTATGGATGCAGGGCGAATATAGAGCCAAAGCTACAACCTTAGACGGACAGTTAAGCTTCGACGTTGTAAACCAAAGACGATCCGGAGCTTCAAATACGTGGATCGGTAATTCGCTTGTGACTCTAGGTATGTTGAGCTTGTACTATCGTGTCAATGATTTCAAAGCTTTGTTCATCTCAGGAGATGACTCTTTGATTTATTCGGAAACTCCCATAACGAACCACGCTGACGCCATTTGCATAGAGACAGGGTTTGAGACGAAGTTCATGACTCCTAGTGTGCCTTACTTGGGCTCAAAGCCGGGCGTGTGCTGTGGCCACAAAACTTACGTCGTACCTGATCCGTACAAGCTGATGGTGAAGTTAGGATCGGTGAGGAAAGAAGTTGATGACTCTGAACTTTTCGAAGTGTATACATCGTTCAAGGATTTAACTAAAGATTTCGATGATGAACGTGTAGTGCGGAAACTAAGTTTACCGCTTGCAAGCAAGTACGGTTTTGATTCCGTTCACTGCTTACCAGCTTTACACTCTATTCATTGTTTAAATTCTAACTTTAAGTCTTTTTTGAAGTTGTATAACAGGAAGTCAGGTTGGTTTACCGTTAAAAAATTACTCCCGAACTTAAAGAGGTTAATTTTTCAAGGGAAACTGAATTGCGCAAAAGTATCACACTTCTTTTGGTGAAAGTTTCTTTTTGTATTCAAACTAGAATCGTGGAGTGTCATGGACTGCTCGCTAAGGGCATATTTACTATTCTTGTTTGGTTGGTTGGTGTGTTTTTTAATAGTTGTTTTTTCTTTCGCTTGCTACAAAGCTTGTCTTATCTATTCGTCCTATTCCACAGAGATTAGTGACGGCAATTTATCGTTGAGACGCACGAACAACATTTCAGACCTTTCCCGCAGCGTACCTGTTTGATTGTCATCACCATGGTGGTATTCGGGCTTGATTTTGGGACAACTTTTTCAACTTTGTCTGTTCTGAAGAACAACGAAGTTTTTCTTTTGCGTCAACAGGATTCCAGTTACATACCCACTTACGTTTTCTCTTTCGAAGAATCTCGTGAAGTGGCGTACGGGTATGATGCTGAGACATACAATCTTAAAAGTAACATCAAAGGTAGCTTCTTTCGCGACCTCAAGAGATGGGTTGGTTGCAACGAAGATAATTTCGCGAGGTACTATAATAAGTTGCAACCTAGCTACAGTGTTAACCTCACGTCTTTTGGTCAGTCACTTAAGCAAACAGTGAAACTCAAAGCTTTTAACAAGCAAGGTGCTTACACTTACGCTTTACCCGACTTAATAGCCAGCTTCGTACGTTGTATCATTAAAGACGGGGAAGACGTGTTCAAAACACCATGTTCAGGTGTCGTATGTTCAGTTCCCGCGGCCTATAACAGCGTTCAAAGGAGTTTTATGATGGAGTGCGTCACCTTGAGTGGTTACAATTGTTTGCACATAATCAACGAACCCTCTTCGGCTGCTTTTTCAGCCTCGTCCAGCCTATCTGCCGATGATACCTTTTGTTTAGTGTACGATTTCGGGGGCGGCACTTTCGACGTATCAGGCGTATCAGTTAGGAATAACACTTTTGTTGTTCGTAGTTCTGGAGGTGATATGAACTTAGGAGCGAGGGATGTCGATAGAACATTAGTGGAAATGGTTTACGGCCGCACTAGCTCCCACGAGGTTGATTATACGTTAGATGTATCTTCCTTAAAAGAGAAATTATCCACTTTGGCAACACCGATCGAGTATCCTGTGCCGGTAAAAGACTCTTTCGAGTACATTATGGTGTCGCCTGAAGATTTATCTAGAGTAATTGCCCCTTTCATTCAACGTACCGTAAAAATAACCACAGAAGTATACCAAAAGTTTCTTAGAGCTGTTGAACCTACTAAGAGAGTAGGTGAAAAAATGAGTTCGGAATCGAAGTGTGTTTTGGTAGCTGTCGGCGGATCTTCATATCTACCCGTTTTAAGTAACATTCTAACATCTATCCCTTACGTCAAACGCGTTATTGAATTACATGACGCGCGTGCTGCCGTGTCGATAGGTTGTGCGATGTACTCCTTGTGTTTATCTGAAAATTCTCCGATGCTGTTAGTTGACTGCGCTGCTCACAATCTGTCGATACCTGACTATAAACTGGAGTCTATAGCTCTAGTTCCAGCAGGAGCTCCCATCCCTTTCTCAGGGAGAAGAACGATTAGTTTGCAGAACGCCGCGGCGACGTCCACGTACAAAGCATCACTGTTCGAAGGGGATAGAATTAAATGCATGCAGAATGAGTTAGTATATTCCTCTACGATCACCCTGTCTGACATCGGCGTAACCTCGCAGGTGGCGAC